ACCTAAAGTACCATTCCATTCATCAATATCCGCTTGAGATATTGTTTTTGCCACAAGTAGTTCTCTACCTTTCATCCAGCCACTAGTTGTTGGGTGTGCGCCTTTTGCCCATGCGGGAGGTTTAATTGCCATTTTAAATATCCTTTATTAATTTCTACGTTGTTATTTATATTGGTGCGAGAGGTAGGATTTGAACCTACGATCAACCCGTTATGAGCGGGGCGCATTAACCGCTATGCTACTCTCGCGTTATTTGGTACTATCACTCAGACTTGTTGGCACAATTTTCAAAAACTTCCATGATAGTTTCACCTTTTAAGTTTTTTGGAATGACAAAACTACCGTATCTTGATCCATTATGACTATATACTTTTATACTATCTTTAAATTTATGAAAATAAAATAATCCTTGTGTTGGAAACATTTTATTTTCATCACCTATCCATAATGATCCTGCAACTATCAAACATGTAAGCATTGCAATCTCCTTTTTTACTATTTTAGATTCAAGGGTGGAGACTATGCACAATCTCCACCCTCTATTTGTCTTTCTCGTTGACAACCACGCTCTGGTTTTCGTCGGTACAGAGTATTCACCGACCTAGTACGACCTTGCAAGGCTTTCATTCCGACTAGGGTTTCACTGAGCAATCTTTTAAACTCCAACGCTTCGCGCTCCAATTTAACTTCATACCCAGTTTCTTGGCGGTCTCTGCAAGACTCGAACTTGCAACCTACGGCTTAGAAGGCCGTTGCTCTATCCATTGAGCCAAGAGACCGAATCTTTTGTTAATCATAATATATCACACGCGAACTTTAATGTCAACTTCTTTTTAATATAAATTATTAAACTGCAAAACTTTCTCCACACCCACATTGGGCCTTTGCATTTGGATTTTGTACTACCAAATAATTACCACCTAATTCTGTTATGTAATCAACAGTACATCCAAAGACAAACATTTCTGCCATAGCATCAAGAACCAATATATTATCAATCAGTGTTCCTTTTGAATCATCCTCAACATATGACCATTCATATTTAAAGCCACTGCAACCACCACCTTTTACTTCAAGGAGTACATAATTTTTATCAGCCAAAACTAACTGATGAGTCATATACTCCTTTGCCTTATCAGTAACATTTAAAATCATACTTTTAAATCGCCACTTTTGATAATAGCATCAACAAGTTTTTCATAATCAATCTTATGACTTGTACTATTACTTGCACTATCTTTTGTCATGGTCATTTGCTCTAACTCCATTACGCTACGAAAATCTGTCTTTGACGTTTTTCTAATAGACAAATTTTGCATTGTTGACATTACTGAGGCAGTACGCCCATATGAATTAATTCGCATTTACAAACTCCATAAGTTTTCTATCACTACTTTCTAGAACGACAAAATCACCAAAATGTTTATCAAAAATTTTCACTAAATGAAAATAATCTCCTGCACACATTTCACTAGTTATAGGTGATGCTCTAGTGCCTTTATAGTGAGCATATTCTTTTGCTTTTGCAAGAAGAAAAAATGCATTACCATCAGGTCCATCAAGATCAATTATAATATCTGATTGTGGTGTTTTTTCGCGTATCATTCTAAATCACCGTCATCCTCGTTTGAGATATGAATATCAAGTAATAGTTTTATATTACGAGCCAGAACTTCAACAATAGAATTCAATACATCAATTCTATTGTTGAGATTTGCAACAGATTCTCCAACTAGTTCTAACATATCTTCTTTAGTTGCCAAATGATCATCAGCCATAGATTTCCATCCCATCGTATTCAGTTTGATATATGGGTTCTCCATACCGATAATTACCTATCCATAAAACATTATACACATCTTCATACCACATCTTTACGTTTTCGTGGTAAGAGGATACTGTTTCCCAAGTTCCATTGCCCTTTGACCATTTTGCAAAATCTAGTTGCATCATTGTAGAATGTTCTCCTTGAGCAGTCTCAGGATTAACACGGTGATGCTCTTCCCACCGAATATCATTCCAGTTAGAGTCATTAGTAGAAGGTTGTGGGGTATTCATATCAATCATGATTCTCTCTTTCTCTGATTACATATATTTTATAGCATACCTAATAGTGTGTGTCAACTAGCATTTTTCCATAGTTAATTTTGAAAACTTGTTAGTTTCTCTCATTTTTTTATAGTAACTGTCTGCGTTACTATGAGAAAATCCAGATGCCCATTCAGAAAGTACAAAGTTTTTGGTTTGAGAATCCCAATTATACGCCTTTACAGTCCAATATGCATTTTCACTCATAGCGATTTCCTTTGCCATTATTTAGTGATTTTCTATTATCGCATATTTTTTTTAGATTGTCAAGTATTTTCTCAACCTATCAATCTCTTTGCTCCAATCATCACAAGGATCATCTATTGGAACAGGTTTTTCGTGGTGCATATATTACCGCATTTGTAGTTAGTCTTATACTATATTTAGTGTTTTATCCGACTTTAGGCACAAGTTTTCCAACTACTATAAAGCATACCCTCTTTTGAGAAAGCGTCTATCTCCCAAGGCTTTTCATCATAGTTAAGATCGCCAAAATAATCACCATACCAAGTCTTTTCTTCATTACAAAAAAATCCATGAAGAACTTGCTGAACATGAACAATCTCATGAAATATTGTTTTAATAATTTCTTCTAAAGATTTCTTACTGTTAATTTCAATAACAGCGACACCATCCTCTTCTTCACCAATCCCATCAAAGTAACCACAAGTATCCCCATCTTCTTCATTAAATACTATCTGAAGTTCTTCTAATTCTTCTAAATCAAGAATTTGATCTGCATGGTTAACGATAGAATCAATCATATCATCTGAAATTTTTGAAGGCTTATTCAGTATTTCTAAGATCATATGATTCTCTTTCTCTCTTATTACACCTTAAAGTATCATAATATTAAATTGTTGTCAAGTAAATTTTTAGGGTTGACGAATCATCAAATTATATGTATAATAAGGAGACTCCTTTATAAGAGGGTAGTATACTATTTACGTTTTGGATAAACCACTTCAACATTATCAGGTAATTTTACTAAAGATTTACCTTTCACTTGATGAATAACGAATTGAGTTTTAGGGAATTCCCTAAATAGTCCATGCCAAATAGGTCTCCAATTCTCAGTTAATCTTTGAGTATTTAAGTTATCTCTCGGTGAAGGTAAATATACATCTGAATGACTTGTAATATCAAAACCAAATATTGAATCAAATCCATACATATGAATTTCTTCTCGTTTTAATTTATTTGCAGTGTAATGTGTTGCCATATGACCACAATTAAAATCTGTATAGTTTGCTGCATATTTAGGAAGAACTGTGTAAAACTCTTTAATTTGTTTTGAATAATGAATGTAAAAATCATTTCTCATTTCCATCCAATGTTTTGGTCTCGCGCCCAGTACCCAATCCCCTTGAACTTGAACAGAACCAGTTGATATGGCTTTCATCATTTTGAAATCTACCATAACTGTTGTATATACATTATTAACTTCCATAGGTGGAAGGTTACATACAATTTTTAACCCTTTTGATGGATTATATAAGCCAGCACTTTTTCCGTTACCAATAATGTGCGCTACACTAGGCATCAGAATCTTCCATAATTTCCATTCCCATTTTATTCATAATTCTTTCTTTTCCTTTTCTGCCTGTCCAATGAATTGCTTTTGCTTTCTTACTGCTTTCATCATCATGTTCAAATTGTATTCTTAACCAATTATATTCATTTGGAATATCATTGATATGTATCATTCTATTAAGTGGGCTATTTATCATAGCATGAAGTACTTCTTGATCACCTCTTTGTCCATGATTCCCCTTTTCAATATACCATGCCCATTTATCTAAAATTGCTGGACAATCTTTAAATGCCACAATTCCAGAATTATGCCAAGTTTCCATCATTCTTTTTGACCATGGATGATCTTGAACCATTCCTATTTTGTTAGGAATAACATAACTAAAAATATTTGACATATCTGCTAAAACTTCTATGTCACTATCTATCCAGCAACTATAATTTGAAATTTTAGAACAATTTATCATCGCTTTTGGTTTTTTAAACCAATTAACTAATTTTTTTGGATTACCAATAGTAGAATCTGCAACCGTACTTCGCATGTCTATGACATGATCAAAACCTAAGTGTGATAACATATTTTTTAATTCTAAACTAACACCAAAGTCTGCAAAAACTAAAGGAATATCATTATGGGCTTTATAATTTTCAACAAACCAAGGAAGCATCCATTCTGTATTTTCATCACAACCCGTAATAAAACATTTATCAAATAATGTCATATTTGCCCTTTCCTGTTTCCATCACTTTTTTATAAGAATGTTTGTGCGTACATCCTATTTCTCTTTGTATAGTTGTGAAAGTATCCTTTACAGTAATAGGAAATGGACTCCACTCATGCAAAAAATAAAATCTTCTATTATCAATAAAAACATCAGTTGGCGCAGGGTCATTTTTTGCTCTACCGACAAGTTGGTGTGCTGCCTTATAGTTAATCATGTAAGCATGTGCGCCAGGAAGGTAAGGTTTTGATTGTAGTTTATTTAAACCGATAGTGTTTGGAGTTTTATATGAGCCATAAGATGGTTCCCCCAAAGATACTAATAATGGCTCTGTGTTGACCTCAAGCATACTTATATTTGGTATATTTCCTTCAAAAACCGCATCATGTTCTAAAATCAAATAAGATTGATCTTTTTCTTCTTCACATTTTTTCCAGAGACTATAATGAGATAAAAATGCAGCCATACACCTCTCAGTTCTAGACCATTTTTCATTAAATCCAATAGTGGGTATATTGCGCTCTTCCATCATTCTTGATGGATCATCTTTTGGCGTTATCGCAGGAAACATTTCTACAGTAACTCCATATTCAGCAGCAGATTGAATACACTTTTCTGCCGCCTTAACAGATTTTTCCATATCCATAATTGTTATTACATATGATTTCATAGTTTTCTCTTATTTCTGTTTGATGCAATTGCAGCATTTAAAACATTAAGATGCTGATCCCTACGTTCCGCTGAATGCTGCAAAGCAAGTGTGTCTTTTGGAAAACAAGCACCACCAAAACCTCTATCACCATCTGGACCTGGAACACTTATATGTGAATATCCAATCCTTTCATCCATACCTACGAGATATGATACTTCATCGTACTGGATATTCAAAGAAGCACAAAGATCATAAACTTCATTAAAAAACGCGACTTTTGTTGCTAGGAAAGAATTTCTAACATATTTAGTTATGATGAGTTCAGGAATTGATGATCGGACTGCATCAAACTTTTTGCAAGGTTCAAAAACATTAATCCAAAAATCTTCATTGCCGCCACCGAAAAGCATTTTATCTTGATTTTTAAAATCTTCAGATGCGTTTGCAGCAGTTAAAAACTCTGGAGAAAAACATATATTTAAATGCGTATTATCTTTTTCAATTTCTCTCCAACCTTCTATTGATATAGTAGATTTTATAAGAACCTCTGTGACTTGACCATCTACAACAGGAATTTTATTTAACATTTCAAAAATAATACTTACGTCACACTCACCATACTGTCCTTGAGGGGTGGGCAAGCAAACTATGTAACCATCTTTTCCAACTTGATCTTCTACCGTGTCGTTTGAATATTGTGGGTCTACAATAATAATATTGTGGTGATCTTTCAGTACGTCATGTACTGCCTTACCAACAAACCCATATCCTAATAGTACTAAAGAATTCATAATATACCTCAATAACTTTGTGCGAGTCTCCACATCAAATATTCTTTACTCTCAATAGGCTCATATTTATCAGTCATACGACCCATTAGATTTTTAACTATAGTGCCCGGAGTAGGATCAACAAAATGTGGCATACTGTATCTAGTCTTATGTATATGTGAATTAACTACTCTGTGTTTTGTGCTTTTAAAGTAATCATTTGTCCATCTTTGAAGTAGATCGCCAATATTCACAACTACACCATCAACATTATATGGCACTGGATGCCATTCACCTTTTAAATCTTGTACTTGCAATCCTGGAACATCGTTTATTTGCCAAAGTAGTGTAATGGTTCCGTAGTCACTATGTTCACCAATTCTCATTTGTTTATCTTCTACTGGACCATCGTGTGCTGGGTAATGAATAACTCTTGTAGTGTTAAATGGTTTCATATGAGCATCCACAAGAGTAGTACCAGATTTTAGAATTTCATCAAATCTACTCAGTATTCTAAGAGTTAGTTTATCTGCAACATCAATACTTTGCAATGCTGTTGCTTTAAATCCTGGTAATTCTTTAGGCCAAAGATGTTCACTCATCCTTGTATTATTGTAATTGAAAGATTCTTTAATGTCTTTAGGTGCGGTTGGATCAACATTTTCATCTCCTACCATGCTATAACCTAGATTAGTATCACCTTCATATGGATATTTTTTCTTTATATCATTTGGTAAATTGAAAAATGCCTTCATTTCACTAAACCAACTAATCATATCAGACCTTTCAATTGGAGTTAAACCATTAGTAAAAACAGCAAAACCTACGGATGTATAAGCATCCTCAATATGCTGATTTGCATATGAAGAATTTAAATCAATCACTGGTATCATTTTTTATTTCCTTTGGCTCTAGGGGAAGGACTCGAACCTTCACGAATATAAATAGTCTTTTACACTTAACTATATATCCACGATATAAACAGTATCGCGTGTCTACCTATTCCACCACCCCAGACCATATGCTCTAGTTACTCTTTTGAGTTTCTAGAGCAGATATCATTCGTGTCAACCCTATACCACCACCAACTCTTGGAAAGAAATCAAACTCAAGAAACTTTTCAAGTTCTGCTTCAACTCTCTCATCCCCAAATAAATGTTTAATAAGTCCAGCATATTCTCCATTAGAAATTGTATGAAATGTATCTCTCATTTGATTTTTATCCGTACTGCGTTCAGCACTACCAATAGTTTCCATACCCCCAAGGATAACATCAATCTTTCTACTAGTTCCATCTTCATTGCGACTCATATTCCAAAATGGGCTTGTCATTTCTGGGAAGTCTGTAATCATACAAGAACCAAATGATGCTTGCATTGCTAATTCATGTTGGGCGTCCAATTCTGTATTCGCACTAATACCATAATGTCGCTGCCATTCTCTATATGTTTTCTCTGTGCAATCGTCAAAACCTAAATGACTTACTAATTGTCTTTCCATGACTTTAAGATCATTTATATCTCCTGGCATTTCAAATTCAAACATGGGAAAAATTGTATCGTGCCGACCCTGAATTGCGTTAGGTTCTTGTCTATATGAAGTGGAGACACAAAAAAATCCCTTCGCAGAGGGATCAGATAATAATTCATGTTCTAGCCACATTTGCCCAGTTTGGGGTAAAGGCCAAACATTACCTTCATAATTATAACTTGCTACATTTTCTGGGTCTTCACATGCTGCTAAAATACTTAATCTATTTTGCGTATGTACTTCTAAAAACCCTCTGTTCAAAAAAAAGGAGCGTAAACGCCCCACAGTGTTAGTAAATTTCTTTGGATTTATCAGTTGTGTCATTTTCTCTCTTTCTCTTAAAAAAAGAGGAAGCCAAGGCTTCCTCAACTCATTAGATGTATTTAGCAATTTTTCATTGTATATCTTCTATTTTATCACAAAGTTTTAAACTTTTTGCTTCTTCCGCACTTAACCAAACATCTTCTGGTGGGAGCAAAAACTCTCTTACTTTTTTTTCATTCATACCAGTACATTTTTTATAATGATTAATCATCCTTTCAGTAGTAAGTTCCATCTCTTTTACTCTTGCGAACAACTCATGTTCTTTACCTACACTACCCCAAGAATATTGGTGAGATAAAATTGCAGTATTTGGCGTGAGAATTCTTTTACCTTTTTTACCAGATATGAATAATAGCAATCCACAAGATGCAATCATACCCAATCCCACAGTTTTAACAGGAATTGTTGATGCTCTCATAACATCAACTAAGGCAAAACAAGCATTTAAATCTCCACCCCTTGAACAAATTCCTAATGTTAATTCTTTTGGTTTATCACTTCTTTTCATATTTTCTGATAATATCCAATCAATAATTGGACTCATTGTATCCATTGATACATCACCCATAAAAACGTATGTGCCATGGGAAAGTAATTGCATTTTTGGTGGGATTGTTGGCGCTGATGGCGCACTATTTGTTATATTATTCATATTCAATCATTCCTAAAGTTGGAGACTCCATTGGAGTCTCCGTTATTAATTATTTAAGGTACTTTCGCATCAATTCCTTCAACATAATAGTTCATTGAGTTAAGTTGAATATCTGTTGCAACTTCCCCATCTGCTAACTGAAGATTTCCTTCATTATCATATATAGGTCCAGTAAAAGCGAAGAATTCACCATTAGAAATAGCATCTTTGATTTCTTGAGCCTTTGCTTTTACATCATCTGGCATATTTGTAAATGGAGCCATTTGAACAACATCTTCATTCATATGTCCAAAATAATCTTCACTTTCCCAAGTACCATCAATTACCGCACCAACCTTACGAATATAATATGGCGACCAATTATCAATAGTTGCTGTAAGTTGTGCCTTTGGTGCAAATTTACTTTGATCAGATGCTTGACCAAAACCAAGTTTCCCTTGTTGTTCTGCCGCTTGAAGTGGTGCAGGACTGTCGGTATGTTGTGCAACCATATCACATCCTTGCGACATTAGAGCCTTTGCAGCATCAGATTCTTTTCCTGGATTATACCAAGTATTCACCCAAACAATATCAATATCAACATCTGGATTTACACTTTTTGCTCCAAGATAATAAGTGTTGATTTCACGAATAACCTCTGGAATCGGATATGCTGCAACATAACAAATTTTATTTGTTTTAGTCATCATACCAGCAATCACACCTTGCACATGCCTCGCTTGATACAATCTCAAACCATAACTTGACATATTTGGCCCTTGCTTATATCCTGTAGCATGTTCAAACTTTACATCAGGATATCTTTTTGCCATTTTTGCAGTTGCTTCCATATATCCAAATGATGTTGTAAAAATAATATCAGCACCGCGAAGAACCATTGAGTTAATAACTCTTTCTGCATCTGGACCTTCGCTGACACTTTCTACATACATTGTTTCAACTTGATCACCAAAATGATCCTCTACATCTTGTCTACCGATATCATGGCGATACGTCCAACCATGATCACCTACTGGGCCGACATACACGAACCCTACTTTAACTTTATCCCCAGCCCATGCGCTTGTCGCTAACATTACTGCTGCTACGATTGTTAAAAGTTTTTTCATTTTATTTTTAACCTTTCTTGATTACATTGTGCCAATGATTGGCATCTTGAACATGGACTATGTGTCCATAATTGATTTATAAGATTTTTAAGATCGTTTCCTTGTAAACTTTTACCATCAGATACAACCCAAGCAGTTGCACCTTCGTTACCTAATAATTCACCATTATCATTCAAATTATATGGTAAGTATCCTAAACATTCGTAATATTTGTTATTTTCTTCAAAAAAATCTGCTAACAAATACCCATCTGGATTTATACTATCCCATTCATCATTCATAAATTCATTTACTATAATCACTACATTATCGTTCAAATAATCATTACATAAAGTCAATACTTTATTTAATTTACTTGTCTTTAGATCAGAAGTATTATTAAAAGAAATTGTAGGTTCTCTTAAATCTATCTCCAAAATAGAAATTTTTTTATTCTTATCTTCTAAAACTGATGTTATTGTATCCAAAACATCGCCACTATAAAACTCAACCTTATTATCATATTCTTTTAAATCTTGAAGATCAAATGCACAAATTTCTTCAGACCATTGCTTCTCTAATAATTTTTTTGTTAAACCTAAAAAGTTATCAGACCCTATATCTAAAGCAAGACCATTATTAGCATAATCTATACAGTAATAGTAGAAATCATTTAATCTTTCAAATTTTTTTGCGTTTAGAGCAGCATAAAAGATATCAATCTTTTTCAATGTAATTTACCTATTGAGTTGTTGTTGATTTTAAACCTTGAACTTCAGTATAGAAAATTTTAGTAACCCCCATATCATCAACTAATTGTTTACACATAATAGCGTCATTAGGCCAAAGCCCATAACTAAATACATTTGATATGAGTTTTTCGGCTCCCTCTGGTTTAATAATATATGCAGAATTTCCCGCCAAACCTTGCGGAATATTCCATTCGTCAATATGAGGTATTCCTTGAATCGGATTATGGTTTCGTTGAATAATATCATGGTATTGTCTAGCGCGTCTTGTTGCACCAATAGGATTATTTATACCCACTACTTTATATTTTGAATCTAAAATATATTGATAATCTAATTTTTTAACAAATTTGGCATCATGCTCCAATATAAGAATTGGTTCTTTTATTTCAAAACATTTCGTCCATAATCTAAAATGACTTATAGCACAAGCAATTCTTCTTTCTTTGATCGCTGTAGGATATGCAGATTTAGTAAGACCTGTTGCAATATCAGTGACTTTACCTTCCCATGGATAATTCCAAAATAAATCCCAATCAATTAATTGTCTATTAGCATTTTTTTCATTTGTAGCATCAAATCTCTCTACATAGAAATCACAATTTAGTTCTCTCGCACTTTGCCATACTTTGTTAAAACCGTTTTCACTTAGTTTATCATCTTTTAGGGTTATACAATATGCTTTCATTAATTCACCTTATAATAATCTTTATACCACGACACAAATTTACCCACACCTTCTGTAATTGATATTACTGGAGAGTATCCCAATCTTTTTAATTTAGATGTATCACTCCAAGTTTCTTTTGCGTCTGCTGAATGCATCGGAGCCATTTTTATTATTGCTTTTCTATTCAAATGTAATTCTATTTGATGAACAAAGTCCATAAGTTGAACCTTTTCACCCCTTCCAATGTTATATATATCTTTTCCAGTTTGCGCTAACAGAATTATTACGCCATCTACAATATCGTCAATATATGTGAAGTCACGAACCATATCACCATTATTGAATACAGTAATCTCCTTACCCCCAAGAATATTTTTTGTAAAATCAAAGAGTGCCATATCTGGCCTACCCCATGGACCATAGACAGTAAAGAACCTCATTCCGATAGTGTTCTTAATACTACTCATTTCAAATTGAGACTCATTAACCACTTTTGAATAGCCATATGGGTGTTTTTGGGTATGCAATTGGGTATCCTCATCCCAAGGGATAGGATTACCGTTCATAACAGATGATGTTGATGCATAAAGAACTTTATCAATACCCCAATTTTCACACGCATCAATTAGATTTTGTGTACCAATTATATTATTGTTGATATATAGTTTAGGAAACTCTAATGAATATCTAACCCCAGCATATGCCGCTAAATGAATAACAACATCAACACCATCAAGTTTATCATGCCAATCAGATTTGAATGTAGTTAAAGTTAAATCTCCATAAGAAGTTTCAATCCCCAAATCATCAAGTTTTGCAGCGCGAGACCTTTTGAGTGAAACATCATAATAATCATTATATGAGTCAATTCCTAATACATGATGCCCTTGAGAAAAAAGTTTTCTTGCAAGATGATACCCAATGAATCCTGATATACCTGTAATGAATATTTTCATAGATTATCATCCATTATATTTTTGTAAGTGTCCGTAATATATTTTTTTTGAAGAAAATCTTCTCCTTTAAAATCTAACATAACTGCCTTACTTTTATCAAATTCTATTTTACCATTTCTATTTAATATCATCAAATATTCTTTGTTGTATTCCATAAGTTTTATTTTAATGCCTTGATAATTAAAGAATTGTTTAGATTTTTTATGAGACCAATATTCGTTAATTATATTATATCTCTGTAGTGTGGAGAAAATACTATGTTGATCCCCATACCAATCATGGTATTGCGTATTTTTATCATACTCATTTTCTCTATCAACGAAAAAATTAATTATTTCATTTTTATTACTAACTTTCATATTCACACAAACAGCAGTATTATTAATCTGTCTTGTAATTGGTTCATTAGCATTTGATCTCACATATAAACCAATATCATACTCATCTTCAAAAAATATGTTACCATCACCCATAAATAAATGATCTGCGCCCACTAAAACGTGTTTACCCAAGTCACAATTCTTTATATAATTCGTATTTGATTGTACTATAGACTGCATCAATGAATGTTCCGAAATCGCGCTTCTAAAAACTTCAAAATTTTCAAAAGGTGTGATCATGTCTGATTGTACTACAACTTTTGCATTTTTTCCAGAAAATTTTAAAAAGGTGTCTTTCATTCTGGATAGTGTTAATCTATAATCAAAATTTTCTCTTGCACTTAAATGTTTTTTTAAAGTGGGACTTGCGGAAATAATATCTCTGTAGAAGGGTGCGAGTGTTATCAAAGTAGATATTCCTTATTATTCATTATTAAGTCTATAACTTTATTATGATTTACCGTAGGGTATATAGGTATACTGACTTGATGACTTGATATATTTTCAGTCACAGGCAACTCAAACATATTTGGTTTGGAAAATATTAATTTTCTATATGGGGTTTGTTTATGAACTGGATTTTCATAATGACATTTTAGTTCTATTTTATCTCTCATTTCATTGAAAAATTTAATTCTATTTTTTACTAAAATAGGGTATATGTGGTATGAGTTATAGTTATCTATATGAGTTTTAGAATATTTAAAATATTTATTATATTTACTTGCAATAATATTTTTCGCAGAAATAATATTCTTTAAATTTTTTAATTTTATTCTTAAAAATTCACTTTGAAGATTATCCATTCTATAATTAAAACCAATAGATTTATCATCCCATGACCTTAGAGATTTTAACTCATCGTATTGACCTTCATCATTTACAACTATACAGCCAGAATCACCTAAAGCACCCAAACCTTTTCCTGGATAAAAACTAAAAGTTCCTATACCAGATGATCCAACATGTTTATTATTATGATAAGAACCGTGGGCTTGGGAACAATCCTCTAATATTGGTAAATTAAATCTTTTTAGCGCATCAATATTAACAACATTTCCATACATATGTACTGGAAGTATGGCTTTAGTTTTTGAAGTTATTTTACCTTCAACCAAATCAACATCTAAAAGAAATGTTTCTGGATCAATGTCAATAAAAACTGGCGTTGCTCCAACATAATTAATTGCAGCGACTGTAGCACGAAAAGTATGAGATACAGTTATAACTTCGTCACCCTTCTTTATACCTAAAGATATTAATGCTAAATGTAATGCTGATGTTCCACTATTCACACCAACACAATAACGCGCTCCAACAAAGTCTGCAAATTCTTCTTCAAACTTTTCTGTAGCAAAAATGTAGTTACCACTTTCAATAACTTCACTTGCGACTTTTTTCATAGAATTAATTTCACCTAAATGGATTGATTTTAAGTCATAATATGGTATCATAATATCCAACTCATAATTTTTTTAGATTCATAGATGTTAGTTTTTGGTTTCAAGTTTTCTTTTATACATTTTAAAAAATGTTTTCTGGCATTATACAAACTTTCATCATTAGGTATTCTTGGAATATATATGTCTTTCATATGTGCTGGAGAAAATTTACTATCAACATCCTTGTGTGAATACTCCCTAATTTTATCAGAAGACATATCATCATATACTATAGATTTATTTTTTCCAACAATAATAACTTCACGAATTTTAATAGGAGAAACCCAATTACAATTTATTAAAGCATTAAACCCATTATTAAACTTTAAATTAATTGATGCTTGGTTCGCTATATTATTTACATGATAATTCTTTATTATTTCACGCTTATCTAATTTTAAATTTGGATATAAAAAGTTTATTATAGATAAATCATGTATTGCTAAGTCTAAGACAACATCAACATCATTTTGAAACTGCCCATGAGACATTCTATTACTATTATAATACAATGGAAATTCCACAACCTTTGAATTTTTAAGGTACATGATAGCGGGATTATAGCAGAAAGTATGATCTACAAAAATTATGCGATTAACATTTTCGCTCAGATCAATTAATCTGTCAATTTCATTGAGTTTTTCACATACTGGTTTTTCTATCCAAATATGTTTCTTTTCTTTAAGACATTTAACAGCAACTTCAAAGTGAGTGTTTGCTTTTGTAGCAATTATTACAGCAGCAATCCGTGAATCTTTCAAAGCAGAATCCAAATCATGATACATATCTACATTAGGATATTTGTTTTTTGCTTCTTTAAGAGAATCTGGATTACTATCACAAATTGCAGTCAATTTATCTGAAAAATTTCTTGCTAGATTTTTTCCCCAATACCCGTAACCAACTAATAATATCATTTTTCAAGACCATTTTTAATTTTATAAAATCTTTTTATTTCAGATTCAAGATGTTCATTATCTATATTATTTCTCTCAAGACCTATAACGTTTTTACCTATATTTTTTATGGGAACTCCAGCATAAATTTCTCCTGGTAATACATCACTTTTCTTAACGACAACAGAGTTCATACCTATCATAGAAAACGATCCTATAATCTGCCCTTGATGTACAGTTGCACCTGATCCTATATTCGCGCCATTCATTACAACGACACCACCTGTTAAAATAACACCTGCAGTTAGACTTATATCATTTTCAAGTACACAGTCATGGGCGATATGAGAATTACACATGATATAATTATTATTTCCTATTTTTGTTATACCGTTTAATGGTCTATGAACACTGACATATTCTCTAAATGTATTACCGTCACCAATCTCTACTATCCCATTACTATTCTCTGATTTGTGTTGGGCATCTGTTCCAATACAAACATATGGACCAATATTGTTTCCATCTCCTATAGTAACATTATCCCAATTAATTATTGCTGTAGGATGAATGTTATTCATTATAACACTCTCTCTATAATAGAATAACCAACACCTTTAGTGTAGTATTCTCTCAATACCCATTCCTTATTGTTTTTTATAAACAATTCTACCTCATATTGCATATTTTTAAATTGATTTGTGTCATGAATTGCAATATATTTATTTACAGAATTATGATGTAAATTTAATTCTTTTTTGAGGTGATTGGGTTTATGTAAAGAATCAATCAATAAAAAATCAACATTTTTTAGTTCAATTTTAGAAAAATTTATACTAGACCTTTCATAAAGAAATAATTCAACATCATCAAATAAATATGCCCATGGTCTAAAATTTTTAAAAGATATATCAACAAGTTCCATACTTTTAATACCACAATTTGCAGCAACAGCCGCACTCGCTCCTTGCTGAGTCCCAAGTTCTCTGTAAGATTCGCATTCTTTTAAACAGTCTGCCATTGCTGAATATATTTTAATTGACTCATAATCACCTGCTTTTTCATGAAGAGTTTTAACATTATCTATAAATTCTAATGTTGTTTTTATTTTTGTACCCTTATCAACAAGTATCATTCAAAATCTCCATAAGTTTCTACATAATTCATTTTACCACCTTTTTTGAATATTTCAAATGCCAACCAACTAACTGATATTCCATAAGGGAATCTTCTAGCATGTGTTTTTCCTACTGCTTTGTTAGTATTCACATATAAGTGAATATTTTCAGATGGCATAACTAACTTTGCTAATTGTGGCATACCTGAATCGCTGCCAATATGTAATTTTGCATTACCAATAACACTAATAAGAGTTTTTATATTACCATTATTTAACTCTTTAATTTTTGATTCTCCACCTATAGGTACTATTTTATAACCCATTTCTAAATACTTGTTTATAATTTTTACTTTTCTATCCTCGTTAATTCTTCGGTATTCTTGATTAGCATCCCATTGCATGGTTATATAGTTATCTGGAAAGTTTTTAAAAAATTCTTTTGGAGAAGGTATATTTGGTATCTTGAACCAATCATCTATTTTACTATAAACTTCACTCATATGACCTTCTGTGCATTTAATTTTTTGTGCTAAGTTATTCGTTCCAAATTCTAAATTTTTATTATTGAATAATTTTAATATTTCATTTTGATCTTTCATTTGAGGCAAATTCATGTAAACTTTTGAATTTTCTAACTTAGAAATTGTGTCACAATATGCAATATAGTCAAACCTATCACCTAGAGGTCTGATTATTCCCACATGCTTACCGCCAAATTTTTCGTCATGATGCCTTCCACTAATTTCAAACATTAACTTTTTAACTCCATAATATTGACATTGAAGAATTTTTTTTGTAGTAATATCTTCGCACTGTATCTATCAGTATTTAAATTGTCAATGACTTTTGCTGGTATTTTTGAGTTGTCTAATCTAATTTCCTCAAGAGTATCATATATTATAGTGTTAGATTTTAATAATAAATTATATTCTGAAGATTTGATTATTTTATCAAATAATTTTTCATCAAGTTGGTTTTTAATACTTTTAGAATAAAATTCATATTGCTGATCTGCTTTATGTAATTTTTTTATTTTTTTGACTTCTATAATACTCAAGAAGTCAAAAGCATATCCTTCGTCAACTTTAATAATAACCATTAGACAAATACCTATTATAATTAATCCAAGTTCCTAAATCTATATATTTGCCACCCTTAACAATATTAAATCCCAAATAATTTACAATGTCTCCCACTTCAGTATATTTTTCAAATAGATTTTGTTTGTAGGCTTCTTTTAAGTCTTTACCATCAAATTTTAGTATTCCCCAAAATATGTCTAATAAATCATCCTCAATTTGTGTCTTAACTCTAAAAGTTTTCATGTTTTTTTCTAATCTATCAACTCTAGACTCATCATCAGTATTAAATGTTCCAGCAACTACACCTTTAATTGAAGCCATTTCAATAAAAGGATTATTTTCAAAAATAGTATCAGGCATACCAAAAAACAATATATCATTTTCAGTTGTATGATTATAGTCTAAAAATTCAAATAGCACATTTGCGAAACCAGATTTTTTCTGACAAATGTGAATAAATTTATCATTGGTAAAGAAAGAAGTAACATCTCTTTTTAATTCATCACCATGAATGAATATTATTTTTTCAGCACCTGCTTCCATCATCTTTGAAACTAAATGATTTGATACTGGATTATAATATGTATAATTTCTTTGAGGTAACATTTCTTTTGAAAATGTCAGCCCTAGCCTTGTTCCAATACCACCTATAGGCACAATACCTATTATCATTTACTCTCCCCAATAGTTTTTTTGCGCTGAAGTATCAAAATCAAAACCCCACTGATCAATATCATCTTTGTACCAATCCGCAACAATTTGAATTGTTTCTGGTGTATATATGTCTTGATAACGCTTATCATTAACAGCAGTTACATTTCTTGCGCCTGTCATAAATGGTAAATTTAAATACTTACATATTTCTTCATCTAAATGCTCAAGTCGTAAAATGTCACAACGCATAATGCCTTTATCACAAGTTACATAATCTTTTGCTGGATACCAACCGCGAATGGCTCTGTGCCACATATATTCATGTCCACCCCATTTATGCCTTTCCTCAAGAAAAGCCTCAAATGATGAGCAGTCTGAATATTCAGTCTCACCATAATGATCTGAATTTTCTTCAAGGTAAATAACCTTTTTAGCAAAAAAATAACGAGAAACAACTCTATCCCAAGGATTTCGCACAATCGCAAAAAACTGCATTTTGTCTTGTAAACCCTTGCTAATATCTCTCCATCTAGCGTGTTCAAAACCATCATGCTCACCAAGCGATTGCATTTTATTTCTAACTGCTTGGGTGTATTCGCCAGTTTTGTGAGTTTGTGGTGTCGCAATCATTACTTTAGGTCTAGCAATATTACTACGTCTAATACTCATTCCACCATTTTTTGGGATATGGATAAAAAACTTTTTTATCATTTTATTTCCTTATTTTATAAATGTGACTATCAGGAAATCTTGAAAGATGCCTTGTGCTAATTTCTTTTAGATTATAATTTGTCAATTTACTTTTAAGTGAACCTAACTGTATATCTCCAATATTACCAAGTTTCATTTGTTTAACTGTCCAATAATTATTTCTCTCCATTTTAGTCATAACATCAAGTGCATATATATCTTCAATGTAATAAATTCCATCATCTTTTAAAAAATCTATTAAACTGGTAAAAGTTTTTTCATTTGCAGTGTGTGTATGTAGACCATCATCAATTATAAAATCAAATTTTAAATCTCCTATCCAATTTTTTATTTCTTTTTTAAATTCTATAGTTGTACTGTCAGATTTTAACCAGTGTACTCGCTCTCTATTTAAAACTTCTATATTTTTAACATCAACTCTTTCAAATATGTCTACACAATAAAGATTTGCTCTAGGTAAATAATCATGCCAAGCACTAGTACTTGCACCTTTGTAAACACCTATTTCCAAAAAATTAATTTCTTTATTTCTTACTTTAGAAAATTCTTTTTCGTACTCTATATGATAATGATGTTTATAACCTTTATCACACTTATATCTGTCAAAGCAATCTTTTAAGTTCACTCTACAACCTTTCTCAATTCTTCTACATTCTCACCACGATTTGGTAGTTTATCTTTTAAGAAGAAATGTACAAAGTGACATTCTTTAATTCTAGTATTAGCAGTAAACAAACCATTCCATTTCCAATCTAAATGTTTAATTGCCATTTTTTCTTCTCTAATCCAAGTATTGAGAAGTGTTTGGTCTGTTGACCATTTCCAAGCACCCATACCATCAACAAAAGGTTTAAACTCTGGCCTACGAATAAATTGTGCTGGGGTTTCTCCTTTCAAGTACTTCTCAATTGATTTGTTCATAACCATGATGCCCATATTGAAAAACTGACCACCTGTTTTATTATTCCATTTCCAATCAACAGATTTAATCGTGCTGTATTGCATTCTAGAATAATTAGCAATTTTTGCCATATACTGATTATTGATAGGCATTTCTCTTTCACAAACAGCCCCAAAATCATAACCCTCAGATAGTTCATCAAAGATATTTGGAGCGTCTGGACGAATCCACACATCAGCATCAATAATTGCTACTTGATCGTATGATCTAAGATAAGTGAATGCATTTTCTTTTTCATATATTGGAAGATAGCCACCATGCTTTTCATATGATTCTTTACTACGGTTTGTAGAAAACACATCAGGTTTAATCATAAGAATAGGTGATCTTTGTACTTCATAATCTATATTGTGACGTTTACAATAATCTTTCACAGACTGTGTGCAATGGTCATAAAGTTTTGAACGCTTTCCAACGTAAACTTGATATATAAGTCTTTTCATAATACATTCCAATTTTATTTACAGCGAGAACACTCGCATTTTATACAAACATCATTTCTGCAAGACTTACATTCTTTCTCGCAATGAGATTTACACTTACAATTATAACACACATCTATGAGCGTGTTAGTATTTTTCATTTCTTATGCAGTACTTCTTTAGCATAAAATGCTGCAACAATAGCAGCAACAGAAACAAAGTATGTTGGAGCCATATCTCCAAGAATAGCAGGTGCTTTTTCAAGACCCATCCATGCAGCAATTACAACAGCAAAAGGATATAGAAGCATTCCAGCAAGCGCAAACCAAGCCATCGCTCTTTGTGCATCTTGTTTTTTATCTTCATTCTCCATATCAGAACGTAAATCTTCTAATTCAATCATTCTTTTTTCATTTGCCATTTCATCATCAGAGATGATACCATCTCCGTCCCTATCTAGGTATTCATACTTTGATTCTGTTTCTAATTGTTTTGGTTTTTTAGTTGCCATGTTCTTTCCTTAGATTGATCATAACAAAAAATTCAATTATTCTTCTTTTGATTCTTCAGAACTATTATTTTCTTCATCTGCTTTTGCAGCAGCAATGATACCTTCAACAATAGCATTTACTTTATCGTACACAAAACCAACAGTAGATAAATCTGCTGCTTTAAAAATTCCTGCTTGGCTTGAGGCATCAAATACTTGTCTGATAACCATAAGATCGTTTGGTGTAATGTCAACTTTTGGCATGTCATTCGTTTGTTCATTTTCAGTAGTCATTTTTTTCTCCATAAGAATTTTATTCACTTAGTATATAGTATTAAGTTAAAAGAAATATTCTGTTTCATTCATAAAATTATTTAATAATAGGTAAATCCTGATGGTGGTGCGTATACTTGACCACCAAATATAAATGTTGCAGATATTGATCCATTAGTTTCAGACCCAATAATAAATGAATATCCACCTTGAGAATAATCTATAGTTCGTCCTGCGCCTGTAATTGGATCACCTGTGTTGGATGCCCATGTATTATTTACACCAAACCAAACCTTTTCTGCATCTGTATCATATGCAATTTGAAATACATCATTTGAATTGTTTGCAATTATCATCGGACTACCGCTAAATCCAGTACTAGTACCATTGGGCGCACCACTTGGATGTTGGGTTGCATAATTGAAAGAAACTTGTGTCTGAGAATTATATTGATTACTATTAGTTGAATTATATCCAATATTTGCATTATGTGCCGCAGCATCATTAGTTCTAGCAATACCGACAGTCCAAGCATCACCAGATGCATTAGTAAGTTTTACTTCTATATACTTTTTGCCTGTAGGCATAGTATTTCCAGCACCAGTTGGGAAATATAAAGTACCAGTTCCACCACTCGTTGCATTGGTATGAAAAGTTGTTATAGTACCATCTGTGGTTGGTTGTAATGTATTTGAATTTCTTGTTTGTAATGCATCAACAACAACTGGTATTGAATATGCAAGTTGAACAGTTGATGTTGCTGTACTTACTAAAGCACCATCTGATGCTTTTACTCTAAATCCGAATTCACCTGCTGGTGTAGTTCCACCAGAAGAATCGTATGTAAGTTTAAAAACTCCATTTGACGGTTGTGTAACTGACAAAACTTGTGGTGGTAATGATGTAGAGTTATATAATGTTGTACTTCCACCAGAATCTTTATATCCATCCCAATCATAGGTTATTGGAAATCCATCAGCATCAATCGCTATACTAGTGATTCTACCACTATCACTTGCAGGGTCTAATTTAAAAACAGATGGGGGAGATGTTATAAATCTAGGTGCAGTGTTAAAGCCAGAAATATCTTTTCCTGTGCTATCAGCCACAGATAATTGTCCCAATTTATTTTGTAACTGTAGACCACCTAAATGAATTGTACTACCACTTAAATATAAGTCTTTCCATTTCTTACTTACAGAACCTAAACTGCGAGAACTATCGGCATCTGGTAATATATCTTGTGCAATTGATGATAGATCAAGAGAAGCAGAAGAACTGACATTCCATCCAGATACATCTGAATCATAGGTGAATGATTTTCCTGCTAGTGTTGCACTTTGACCATGTGTTGGATTATCTGGAAAGTTTATTGCCATGTCTTATCTATCCTTTAATACGCCTTAAATCCAGTTGGAACAGTGTAACTTAGAGTTTGTCCTGACCCAGATACGAATTGTGCGGTGGCAGCACCAGCACTAGTAGCAGAACCAAAAGTGAAGGTAAGTCCAGTGGTAAAATTGACTCCAGATATATCTATGCCCGCTCCAGTGCCCGGCGCGCCGCCTGTGTTTGTGGAAGTGTCCCAAGTACCATCAACCCCAAACCACACCCTTCCAGCGGTCGTGTCATATGCAATCATTAGAGTATGTAGATTACCATCGTCTAAAGTTTGATAATTTGCAGCGGTGCCGCTGTATGGGTAAAATCTAGGAGTATTTGCGTACCACGAAGTCTGAACATTACCTCCAGTATTCCAACCCAAAGTTCCGGCCTGTGCCATTGCTAAATCTCCTATACCGAACATTAGAACATTGCTGGGTGATGCCAAAGAAGAAGTTATGTCTAACTCTATATAATATTTTCCTAGTTTCAAACCTGTTGTCGGTACATAAGCAACTCCAAGAGTTTCACTTGAACCAACTATAGTAGATATGTCTAACGCGCCTGTTGTTGAATTCGCATTGATATCCATTCTTGACCCAGACCCAGCGGTGGAAACATTCATAGGAGTCGTAAATTCTAAAGTATATATTGTAGACTTAGAAGTACTATGTAAACCGTCAGTCGCTTTATATCTTAAAGTGAAACTTCCTGCATTTGCTTCTACAGTACTAGGCGTGATAGTAAAAGCGTTACTAGATTGAGAAATAGTTGCTTGTGATTGGTTTGATGGATTAGTATCATATGAATATTCAATAGGGAATCCTTCTGGATCGCTGGCTACAACAGTTTGATTTGTTGCAGTTCCGTCAATAGCCAACGCTGCGGATGTTGGTGGTTCTGTTGCCCATTCCGGTACGGCGTTTGTATCTGTATATATCCTGTCCCATTCAGTACCATCCCAAACATAGACTGCTTTTGTATCAGTCGCGAAACCAAAATCTCCAGCAGTGTTTCCAGAACTAGGAAATGCGGCAAGGTTTGCATATGAGGTTGGCGAAGAAGATGCACCAGCAGAACCAGCGGCCCCTGCTGGACCTGCTGGACCTGATACTGATACCCACTGTGAAGATGATCCATCATTATAGTAAACATAAAGTACTGCTGATGCAGTATTAAACCATATCTGTCCAGGTTCTGGATTTGCTGGTGGATTAGCCGAATTTACATTAATTGAGTTGGCAACATCTCTCCACACACCTTTAGTAGAATTGTATATATATGTAATACCATTAGCATGTAACTGCTGTCCATTTGATGGGCTTGCTGGGAAATCTACCTTTGCCATAGTTTTTCTATTCTCTCTTATAATAACTATCTAATATAGTGTTACAAATATGAACGGATTCATCATAACCTTTTCTAAATCGGTTTTTAATGTATCCATTATTCCTAAACCATATAAGGTTATTTATATGTCCATTTTTTTTATCACTCGGAATTTCTAAATTTTCTATAAGATTTTCATATTGATATCTTAAACTAAGCAATTCTGCAATAGATTTCATGCGATTTCCTCATATAATTGTTTCCAATTATCGTATCTTTCAATATAACTATCTTTATTATGATCGTGCGCTATTAAAACAGAATTTAATCCAAATTTATCTCCTGTAACAGCATTTTCATGTTTATCTTCTATCCATAAAAATTCGCTATCTGCGTATGGCTTTAACGCATCATCTTTATCAGCACCAACGTCAAGAAAAATGTATTTTTCAAAAGCACTTTTGCCAAATAATCTTTCAGTATTTTCAATTCTTAATTTTCCAGCCCAAGTATTTTTAGACAATGACGTTATCATATGAAAAACGTAACCATGTTCTTCATGTAATTTTTTCACATATTTTATAGCATCCCTCAGAGGTGGGAGCCATCCAATGCGAGATGATTCATTAAAATACCTTACAAGTTCGCGTTTTTTATCGTCACTTATGTTATATTTTTTTGCCATGTCATATGATTCTTCATATTCTTTATTAATCATATATCCGTTACTAATCATCCATTCACCAAATGCTCTCTCCCAATCCATAAGGACGCCATCACAATCAGTCAGAATTATTTTATCCATAATATGCCTTTTTAATTTTTATAAACTTGGATCATTATCTTCATCATCAAACTCACTAATACCATCTAAAAGCGCATAATTTATATTATTACCTTTTAAATTAAACCTTGGTTTTTCATCAACCTCACGAATTCTAGTATCTTTATTTTGTGAGTGATTTTTATTTCGGTCACGCTTCTTATTTCGTGGGTCATATCTACCGAATTTTGCCATTTTACTTCATCTTACTCCTTTGAAAAAATTAATTTTAATGTCTGTGGTCCTGCGATACCATCAACAATACATTCATTTGCTTTTTGCCATGCTCTTAATGCTTCTTCTGTTCCTGGTCCAAAATCTCCATCTGCCGTAATTCCCAAAGCCTCTTGCAATTTTTTTACAGTGTCTCCTTTAGAACCTTTACGAATAAGACTATATGTTACGTCATCATTATCTTCTCCAGCATCCCAATGTTCTCCTAACACTTCTAGTGCGTGAGCATAATGCTTTTTTCTATCAGCCAACCCAATAGTACCACCGTTAATTCTTTTTGTCATGGTAATAATATCGTTATTATCACAATGTTTATTAATATTATTTGTACGCCAAAACCAGCAAGCACTTTCAATAGCACCTTGTTTTGTTCTCACATAATCTGTAGCATCTTCGGCAGTCATATTAACACTTTTACCAAATGCTGTGTAATTGTGTCTACCTGTTAATTGTAGTATTCCACCACCCCTAAAACGCCATCCATCACCAGATGCAGTATCACCATTCTTCATACGATTTGCATAAATATGATTAGCAATCATTGCTGGTTCTCTATGATAGTTTTTAGAAGAAACCCCAGCGCGTTTAAAATATTTTCCAAAAATAGCATCAAGTGCCTTTGCACTGTAATTTAAATTTTCTGAAATAGTTTTATAGTTTGCACTTTCATGTGCTGTTTGGGCTAAGAAACCAGCAACTCTATTTTTTGTAGTAATATCATATTTTGGAAACATTTCTATCATGGCATCATACCATTCATCAACGTCATCTCTATGTAAAATTTCTTTTAGTTGTTCTTTTGTAAACTCAAAATCCATCTTGTCCGTACTCCCTTGTGTTTTGTATTTCTACAACAAGACTTTCGTATCCACCAATATGATTACCATTCCAAAATATTTGTGGAACTGTAGGTACTGACCCTATCTTTTCTAATAATTCACTATAGATATCCAAGTCTGTTGCATCTTTATATTCATATCTCAAATTATATTTTTTTACTAACGCTACAGACTTATCACAATAATCACAATTATCTTTTCCATAAATCTCAATCATTTTCTCTCTCCATATGCGATTAGATATTTAACATCTCTTTTGTCATTATATAGTCACGAACTAAGTCAGACCTAACGATATCTTCCCACCCAAAATTTACAATACGAAAAAATCTCATTTGCTCAATAATATTCATAAATTTAATAATTCCATCACTCTCATCTTTAAATTTAAAATCTGTTTGTTTATGATCACCACAAAAAATGACGCGACAATCTTTACCAATTCGTGTTATTACAGAATCTAATTCATGAAAATTTAGATTTTGCATTTCATCAATAACCACAATAGCCTGATCAAAAGTACAACCTCTAAGAAAAGAAGTTGTTTCAAACTGTATTTTATTTGCAGTTTTCATTTTATTATAAGCACCCTCAAATCCAAATAATTCAGAACATACTAAACGATATGGTGCTTCATAAGATGATTCTTTTTCTTCTTTCGTTCCCGGCAGAAATCCTTGATCGCGAGTTGTTACCGCTGATCTAAGAACAATAATTTTACGATAAATGTCTGGATCATTTAACATTGACTCTAAAGCAAGATATAATGCTATAAAAGTTTTTCCAGTGCCAGCACTACCCGATAAAATTAAATTTAATTCATCATCCCAATAGTCAAATGCTTTACTTTGGTTTTGAGTTATTGGTTCAATTTCTTCAAGATCGTCTATATTAACAGTTAATGAATTATTCTTTTTCATGTTTTAATAGTATTACCTCTACCAGAACCTTCTTTAGTTCGCTTCATCAAATCTTTAAATCCATCAGGCGTCTTTCCAAACATATCTTTTACACCACCCACTAAAAGTGGTGCGGATAACCCTTGAATTAAATCAGAATTTTTTAGTATTTCTTGTAATTCTGAATATGTACAGTCAACATCATAATGTTCATTTGTTTTTATATTTTTTATGGTATAATTAGGCATAGTTTCTCCAAGAACTTTCTCTATATCTATACAAATATTATACCATAAAAATATATATTGTCAAGTAGTTATGCTGCTTCCACTCTTTTTGTGGTAATATAGTTGTCCAAATATTCCTTTTTTGCTTTTATTTTTTTTACAAGATCAAGTTTACCTTCAGACTCTAATTTATTTACGAACATTTCAAGTTGTGCGCTGTCTTGTTGTAGTCTTTGAAGTTGCTGTTTGGACATAAGATTCTCCTTAAAGTAAAATGCTGGACACTCTAAAAGAGTAACCAGCATTACAGATATTGAAATTAGTATAAAAATCATTAGGGTTTAACTAATAATTTTGGAAATGCTTCTAGAACGACTGATTTTGGAACTCCTGTTATTGGTTTTTTATTTGTCATTTGAATAACTAATTTAGCATCCTCTGGATGGATGGACTCTAAGAGTTTAATGAATAACATCTCTCTCTTTGCTTTTGGTAACTGATCACCTTCAAGTCCCTTTACAAAATATTTGAATTGTTTGTTGAGTTTAAGTAAGTTTGAGGCGTCATTATAACCATCACTAGGTTTATGTGGTGGTTCACCTTTAGGAACATTCCATACAACTAATTTATCATATGTTCCTCTTAAAATATCTCTGAGTGCGGCGGTATTATCCCTTTGAAGAATTTTTATCTTTTCTGGATTTGCTTTCGCTTCCCTTGCGGCACTAATAACTTCATGAACTAACTTCACCATTTTATATAAACTCCTGTACACATTCAAGTAATAATCTGCATCTTTTTGATACTAAGTATGGAAACACTTTACCTTTATTTGACCAAGGGTTTTGCGCTTCGTATGTATTTATAATTTCTGTTTGGATTTTTTGCGGAGTTTCTGTTAAATCAATAAGTTTTTTATTTCTGCAATAATTTCTGTATGTCTCTTCATTCATTACAGACTTTAAATCATCTGCCGCCATCCAAACATCAATCTTTTTTTGCGTTATTGGGGTTTGACGAATTCCATCAGGAAAAGAATTATCTGGTGATAGGATATTTGGAACTTTATCAGATTTACATCCCCTAAAGACATGCTCCATTAAAGTTTCTTTGGCATTGTTAGTCTCTAAAAGTTTTTTACCTATAGGAGAATATTGTTTAATGTTTGAATATCTTTGAAGTTGAACAAAATCTTTATCTGATGAAACAATCATTACTTCTTCATGTTTACCAAACTCTTGAGTTTCTAGTGCAATTTTGGCGATTACATCATCTGCCTCACAACCATAAACTCTCATAGTTTTATAAGGAAAATTTTCAGTAATTTCATCAAATACCATATTAATAATTCTAAATGCCTCTACCCAATCAATGGGTGATTCATCGCGAGATTTCTTTCGCCCTAATTTATATTGAGGAAAAATATCTTTTCTCCAATTACCATCACCATCAGCGACAATAACAATCTCGCCAAACTGCTTCTTATACTTGCTTCTATACATACGAATAGAGTTTAAAATCATGTGCCTTATAATATTTTCATCTAAAGCAATTCTTTGTACCATTATATTAGAGATAGCGATGCCACTATAATCAATTAAAATCATTCTACCTTAGTCTCCATTTTATTCAATAACTATTCTACCATATATTATTTGAAAAGTCAATCATTAAGAACTACTACTCCCTCATGTAATAATCTTTGCCTATTTACCATATGATCTTTTTCTATGTCTGCCTTATTCTGACCAAAATACTTAACTCCATGACCTTCTTCAATCATAATACTAGTCACTCTAACATTTTGCTCATATGAACCACTAACATTTCTCTCAATCAAAAAGTCTCCAAGTATCCTACCAAATTTACCCTTTTTATCTTCTCCAGATTTATCAATCTCTGTTTTTAAAATTTGAATTGATCCAATAGGCAACAGTTCCTTTAATCTTGCCTTACTCGCCAAACCAAATTGTTTTTCTGTCAAATCTTTAGTACGAGATTCAGGAGTATCTATACCCATCATTCGTACTCTTTCTTTATGAACCCATATTCCGAAACCAAGATCAATATCAATGTCTACTGTGTCGCCATCAACAACTCTTAGGATTTTACATTTATATTCGTACATTTTTTAGACCTCTCTTTAGATTGTAACATCTTTT